TATGGGGGGGGGCGTTAGCGGACATGGTGTTGACAGATCCGCCGTATAATGTATCATACTCAGGAAAAACAAAAGATAAGCTTACAATTAAAAACGATAAGATGTCGGACAATAATTTTTATAATTTTTTGTTCGACTTTTTCACATGTTTTTTTGAAGTAACCAAAGAAGGTGGAGCTTTCTATGTTTGGCATGCTGATTCTGAAGGGTTAAACTTTAGAAGAGCAATGATTGAAAGTGGCGTGCTATTAAAACAGTGTTTAATATGGGTTAAAAACAACATGGTTTTTGGTCGTCAAGATTACCATTGGAAACATGAACCTTGTTTGTATGGTTGGAAGCCCGGTGCTGCTCATAATTGGTATGCTGATCGAAAACAAACAACACTTTTGAATTTTGACAGGCCGCTCAAAAATATTGAGCATCCCACTATGAAACCAATTCCTTTAATTTCATATCAAATAAATAATAGTTCAAAAAAAAATGATATTGTAGCTGACGGCTTTCTTGGAAGCGGATCCACAATGGTTGCATCTCATAAATTAAAGCGTAAGTGTTATGGTTTAGAGTTGGATCCTAAATATTGCAAAGTAATTATTGATAGAATGTTATCATTAGATCCTAAATTAAAAATCTTAAAAAACGGTGATCCATGGAATATTCAGAAGAAATAACAAACAGATTAATTCAAGCAGGAACTCTTGGTTATCCGCTTTCTAAAATACTAAGCATTATTGAAGTTGAAGATGAAGCACAGTTTATTAAAGACTTCGACAATGCTGACAGTAATGTATATAAAGCTTACAAAAAAGGATTAGATAAATCAGAGTTTTTATTAGACACAAAGCTTTTTGAATTAGCAAAATCAGGCGATTTAACCGCAATTGATATGTTTGAGAAAAAGAAAAAAAATAATAAATATTTAGCAGAAAAAGAACTCGAGAAAAGAAAACGCAATTTTTAATATAAAAATTTGTAATTTAGTTACTCGTTTAACCCTTAAAAATTACAAACATGATAATTGGAATTATTCTTTGGTTAGTATTATGTATAATATTAGCCAATGCAGGAAGCAAAAGAAAAATCGGCGGTGCCGGTGCATTTTTTATCTCTTTATTATTAAGTCCACTTATTGGATTTATTGTTGTTATGGTTTCCGATCCTGTTGAACAAAAAGCTGTCCCAAGATCAGTCAACAAAAAAGCAGCTGAGCTTAAAGATATTGCAACTCAAAGCTACAAATCAGGCGACTATAATGCTGCACTTGAAAACATGAAGGAAGCAATGAAGATTGATCCTGGACAAAGCTCAGACTTTTTTAATTTAGCTTGTATCTACTGTCATTTACAAGATGCTGAAAATGCTTTTAAATACTTACAAAAAGCAGTTGAAACAGGATATAATAATTTTGAAAAGATTAACAGCCTGGAAGCTTTAAAATTTATTCGCGAACAAGAAAAATACGAGCAATTTGCTTTAAATGGGTATAAAATGTAATTGTTTTTCCTAAAAATTCAGCCCTGCAAAATTGCAGGGTTTTTTTTGTCCTTTAAATCCCCCGAAAAAAACGGTTATTTAGTTTCAAAATTGATAGTATGCTATTAACAATAGGTAATTTCTTATTCATTTTATTAATAATATACATCCTGGGGCACAGCACGAAAAGTGAAACCACGTTCAAATACGAACGAAACATGCTTGACAAAAGCGAACATCACAAAATAAAAAGATCTTTGCATCCTACTTAACTTATGTAGGATGTGTATAAAGAAATTAAAAGCCGCATTAAGCGGCTTTTTTTGTCCTTTAAATCGTAGCTGCGAGTTTTTTACTTAGCAAAAAAAAACACAGCTATGAATATTTTTGAATGGTTAAAAAATCCTGCAGGCAAGTATGCCGAAGGTGTTGCTTTATATAAGCAACTTGCCGGTAATGGCGATCAGTTCGTTCCTTTCTTCGAACAAGTAAACGACTCCAAACCCACAGAACAGCACTTTGATATGCTGCACAAGCGCCTTGCTCGTATTGCACGAATTCAGGGACAAAATGCAGCTAATGCAAAAGTTGAAACAAAAGAAATTAAGGTGAAACCCATTGAAATTAAGGGCAAAAAAACACCGAACACAGAACCAACAAAAACTCGTCTGAAAATTGTACCCGAGCAAGAGTTCGATGTGATTAATCCGAAAGATCTTCCAAAAGATTTACAAGTGGTGTATTTCGGCATTAAAGAAAACTTTGCTAAAATGAAGGAGCTGCATGCCCATATTAAAAAGCAACCAAACGAAGTAAGTGTCGAATTACAAACAGTCGAGTTAACAACACTTGAAGACACTAATTATAAGCTTTGGGGTAAAATCGACGAGTGGGTTAAGAAAGGAAAACCTGATGGTAAAAAAAAAGAAGAAGAGACTGGTCGATCAGCTTTCTCAGAATTTCAAGAAAACGAAAAGAGAATCAAGACTATCAAGATCAATATTCCAAGGGCTCAAAACGAATTGGAATCTCTTAAAAAAGAGAAAAATAAGAACAATCTCTCAAAAAAGAAGGTCTCAAAAATTGACAAAAAGATCAAACTCCGTGAGAAAAATATTCCCAATTGGCAAAAGGAACTCGAAAAACTTGAAAAAAGGCAAATAGAACTTCAAAATACTAAATGAAAGTACTAAAATCACATGAATTGGTTCTCAAACATCTGTTCGACAGTGATGAGAACCTTTTACGTTCTGATTCTAATCCCAAAGGATTAACCACTGCACAGCTCGAAATAAAAAAGCGGTGCATGGTTATTTATTCGCGTAAATTAGAAGATCCCCTTATTTCTGACAAAGTGTTAGTCGAAGATCTAAAAAAGATGTTTAATGTCGAAGCATGGACCATTTATAATGACATTCGTGCTGTTGAGCACTTCTTTTTAGGTAGCTTAATGAGAGCAAATAAGGAATACATCCGCTTTATGGTTACCGAAGCACAAAAAAAGGCTCTTTCTTTTGAAACAGAGAGAATGGAAAAAGCACAAAAAATTGATGAATATTATAATACAAAACACCTATCCTATGCATCAAAAGTTCTTGGAGAAGTAAACAACCTGGATAAAGAAGACACAGGAATAGATCCTTCTCAATTTAAGCCCGATCCCATTGAAATATCTGCCGATGTTGCTACTATCGACATTCCTGATATTGGTGATGAAGAAGTCGAACGCTTAAAACGCAAATATTTAAAAGACGATATCCCTGAAGCAGAAATTATCGACGATGACCGAGAAGCGTAAGATATATTTTAACCCACCACAACGAAAAGCCGCAATGATCCGTGCAAATACCGAGTATCATGTGTGGGGAAGGCGAACAGGTAAATCACACGGTTTAATTGGTCCGCGTTCTATTAACAATATTCTTGAACTCCCACGTTCAATGGGTGCCTTCTTATTTCCTACTTATAAAATGGGATTAACCCAAATATTGCCAAATACCATCAATGCATGGAAAATGCTTGGCTATCAGGAAGACGTTCACTTTACCATTGGTAAAAAACCACCTAAAAAATGGAACTGGGAAGAGCCATTTATTAAACCACGCGATTATCAGCATGTAATTGCCTGGTATAACGGGTCCATTGCTGTAATGATCTCCCAGGACAGACTCGGAACATCAAACTCCTATTCTTTAGACTGGCTGATGGGCGATGAAGCTCGATTTCTGAATTATAAGCGAATGTTAACAGAAACAATCCCTGCAATATCAGGTTCTTATTATACAATTAAAGCTTACAGCGGACATTCCCGATTTAAAAGTCAGCTCTTTTGTACTGATATGCCCAGGTTAAAATCAGAACAATGGATCCTGGATAAAAGCAAACAAGTCGATCATAGTCTTATTAAGCTTATACTTTATTATTATAAGCAATATGCCACCACAACAGACCTGAAAAAGAAAAAGCGAACAGCAAAAATACTGAACGATTTAAGAGCACAGGCACTTTTTTATTCTGAAGCTTCTACACTAGACAACATTAAGGTGGTTGGTGAGAAATATATCCGCGATCAAAAAAGAGATCTCCCCCCATTTGAGTTCAGAACGTCTATATTAAACATTAAACCAGGCAAAATAGAACATGGTTATTACGATTTGTTTTCAGAAAAACACCACGTGCTACCTATTGCTTTTGATAACACATTCCTTGATAAATACGAATACAATTTCGAAGAGATAAACAACAACTTGGATTGCCGTCAAGATACCGATATCGACGAAAGCATCCCTTTAATAATTGGAGAAGACCACAACGCAGACATTAACTCCCTGGTAACTGGTCAGGCTCACTATGATAAACGAGAGCTGTGGTTTCTTAAGTCTATGTATGTTAAGGCGCCGCTTAAGTTCATCGATATGTTACGCAAGTGGATACGTTATTATGAGCCACACAAAAACAAAAACAACCAGGTAATATATTACTACGATGCTACATCCATAAGGCGCAGCGAACTATCTACACAAACCAATTACGATGTGGTTAACGAAGAGCTTACTAAGGCAGGGTGGAAAGTAAAAGCAATATACTTAGGTAAGCAAGAGTTCCACGATGTACGATATAACAAGTGGGCACTATCATTCAAAGGCGAGAAAGGATTGTTCCCAAGGTATAACAAGTATAATTGTTATGATCTGATCACTGCAATGGAACAGACTGGCGTATCCTATTCAGGATCTCGTGGTTGGGGCAAGGATAAAAGTGGTGAACACAAACACTTCGACACTGAGCAACAACAACCACACCTGACTGATGCTATGGATACTCTAAAGCGTGGTGCAGAAGAGCGACCAATACATCAAGGTATATCATCAGGGGTGGCAACATACTTCCCTGCTTAATAATAAACAAACATACATACCTTCTTAATTCGTTCTGTAATGCCTGATATGCGTAGCATATATCAGAAAAACATTATTATGTAGCTACGTTTTTTCATAG